GCCATGAACGACGGGCGAGTAGGCACAGCACTGATCCAAGAGTACCGGTTTAACCAGTACTGTATGCGCCTGCAACGCTTAATTATGCAGAAATTAGACGATGAATTCAAGATGTTCCTGCGTTGGAGGGGCTTCAACATTGATGCCGGCTTGTTTACTATTGCACTGTGCGAACCACAAAATTTTGCCAGCTATCGTCAGGCTGAAATGGATACCACCCGCATCACAGCATTTAGCACCCTGGAACCCTTGCCTTACATGAGCAAACGTTTTATGATGAAACGCTATCTAGGACTGACCGACGAAGAAATTATGGAAAACGAAGAATATTGGCGTGAAGAGCGCGAAGAACCCGAGTTAGAAACCACACAAGGTCAAGATCTTCGTGCAGTTGGCATTACACCGTCGGGCATAGAAAGCGACATTCAAACCGGCGAAGAACTAGGCCAAGCCAACATCATAGGCGACCAAGCCGGCACCCCCTCAATTCCCAGCGTGGCTGCACAAGGTGCCCCAACTGCACAAGGTGCTCCTAGCGCCGGTGCTCCGGGTGTTCCTGGCGTGCAAAGCTAAATATACAATCATGATCTTAAACGAAATTTATGAAAAAAGTCCTACAGCTTATCAGGACACCAGTCAGGATAATAGTCAGCCTACACTAGGCGACACCAGAAAAACCCGTCTAACTCTGCGACAAATCAACAAACTGCGCCAGATGAACGATGTACGCAGTGTAGAATACAAAGAAAAACTAAAACTAGTAAAACAACAATACGCACCCGCCCCGGCCGCCCCGGCTATGTAACACTGTTGTAACTGATTTGTAACAAAATCAGTCATATTATCCTTCTTTTTCCACCTCAAAAGTACCAATATTACTCGTTTGTAGTAAATATGTAACGAGCCATTACCTATAGGAGATATGATGACTAATAAATTTGAACAGTTGATCGAGTATGTGATCAACGACGAAGCAGACAAAGCCAAAGAGCTTTTCCACGATATCGTGGTAGAAAAATCTCGTGAAATCTACGAGAATCTCATGAACGAAGAAGCCGAAGAGTGCGAATCGTGCCACAAGGCTCCTTGCGAGTGTGACGACGAGGAAGAGGAATTAGACGAGTCCAAAGAAGAAGAGTTGGATGAATCTGAAGAAGAAGAACTCGACGAAAACATGGAATCCATCGGTGGCGACGCTAGCGACGACTTGATTGACGATGTCGAAGCCGACGAATCTGGCATGATGGAAAACAATGAAGAATTTGACGACGAAGCTGAAGAAGACGGTGAAGATCTCACCAAAGACATCGAGCACGACGGCAACGAAACCGAGCACGATATTGAAGATCGAGTGGTTGACTTGGAAGACAAGTTAGACGAACTCATGGCCGAATTTGAAAGCCTAATGGGCGGCAGCGAAGGTGGCGAGCACAGTGATTTAGGCGGCGAAGAAGGTGACGAATTGGGCGGCGACGCATTGGAAATGGACGACACCCAAGCATTTGCTGACGAAGATGAAATGGATGAAATGTCCATGATGGAAAACGTCAAGTTGGATGCAGCTCCAAAACCAGAACTCAGCGAACCTAGCTTTGTAAACAAAAAGGCCACATACGCTGTTGATTCAGGCAAGGCAGGCATGGCAGCCAGTCCAGTTAAAATGGTGGGCGATGTAGCACAAGGTCGTCCAGCACCAAAAACTGCAGATTTGCCACAAGCAGGCAAGTTTAAGAACGTACCAGGTAAAGACGGTTATGGCGCCAAAATGGAACCAGCACCAAAGCCAAAGTTTGATCAGCACAATCCAAACACACGTACACCTTTTCCGAAAGGCTGATAGACTAAATGGCTCGTTACCTTAAAGAACACTTGAGCTTCACTCAGGCAGGACTTGAAATCCTGTCTGAGGATTCTCACGAAGGTAAGACAATGAAGTTAAAAGGCATTTGTATCGAGGGCGGTGTTCGCAATGCTAACGAGCGTGTATATCCTGTAGACGAAATTGCCAAGGCGGTAGACACTATCAACGAACAGATCAAAACCGGTCATTCGGTGCTAGGCGAAGTAGATCACCCAGACGACTTAAAAATCAACTTGGATCGTGTAAGTCACATGATTGAAAAAATGTGGATGGATGGCCCTGCTGGCTATGGAACATTAAAGATATTACCAACACCCATGGGCGAATTGGTCAAGACCATGCTCACGTCAGGTGTTAAATTAGGTGTTAGTAGTCGTGGCAGCGGCAATGTCAACGACCATAACGGACATGTCAGTGACTTTGAAATTGTCACTGTAGATGTAGTCGCTCAGCCCAGTGCTCCCAATGCATATCCCACAGCAATTTATGAAGGTCTTTTAAATCACAAAGGCGGTCAACGATTGTTAGATATGTTTAAGGATCCAGCTAAAAGCGGCAAAGCACAGAGATTTGTAAAAGACGAAGTGATTCGCCTGATACACGGTCTCAAGATTGAAGGAAAATAATATGCTAGATGCTATTAAACCGTTACTAGATAGCGAACTTATTAACGAAGAAGCTCAACAGCAGATCTCAGAAGCATGGGAAGCTAAGTTGAACGAAGCTCGTGAACAAGTACGTGCAGAACTACGCGAAGAGTTTGCACAACGCTATGAGCATGACAAAACAGTGATGGTGGAAGCCTTAGATCGTATGGTAACAGAAGGTCTCGCGACAGAACTTGAACAAGTGCAAGCTGAAAAGCAAGCACTTGCTGAAGATCGCGTCCGTTTCCAAGGCAAGATGAAAGAAAGTGCTACAAAGTTCAACAACTTTATGGTTACTAAACTTGCTGAAGAAATTGGCGAATTGCGCAAAGACCGCAAGATGCATAACGAAGGTATCGAAAAGTTGGAAAACTTTGTGGTACATGCACTTGCACGTGAGATTCAAGAATTTGCAACAGACAAACAAGATGTGGTCAACACAAAAGTTCGTTTGGTGCGCGAAGCTCGCAAAACATTGGAAAGTCTCAAGAGCAGATTTATCAAAGAATCCGCACAAAAGATGTCCAGTGCTGTTAGCCGTCATCTCAAGGCTGAACTCAGTCAGTTACAAGAAGACATCAAAGTTGCTCGCGAGAACAATTTTGGTCGTCGTATTTTTGAAGCGTATGCAACAGAATTTGGCGCAACTCACCTCAATGAGAAGCAAGAAGTTCGTAAACTGCATGACACAATCGCTGCCAAAGATGCCAAACTGTCTGAAGCCATCAAATTCGCCCAGAAAGCACGAGTCCTGGTCGAAAACAAAGAACGCGAAATGCGTATCCTTAAAGAATCTAATCAGCGCGAATCTGCATTAGAGGAATTGCTGGCTCCTTTGAACAAGGAAAAAGCAGAAGTGATGCGTAATTTGCTCGAAAGCGTACAGACAACTCGACTGTCCAATGCTTTTGAAAAGTATCTACCAGCAGTTTTAGCTGACCGTTCCGTAAAAACCCAGAAGGTGATTACAGAGTCGTTATCTGAGGCAACTGGCGATAAATCTGCCCGCAGTCCAGATGCAGATCAAGTTGAACAAGAAAGCAACGTGATCGATCTAAAGCGTTTGGCAGGGCTGTAATTTAAGATATAATAAAAGGAGACTTAAATGTCACAAGAATTATTAGAAGGTCGTTGGAGCGAGACTAAAGACGCACTCTTAGAAGGATTATCCGGATCTAAGCGTACATCCATGTCCGTTATCCTTGAAAACACAAAGAAGTACTTGAAAGAGAACGCAAGTTCTGGTTCAACAGCATCTGGTAACATCGCTACATTAAACCGTGTGATTCTGCCAGTAATTCGACGTGTAATGCCAACTGTTATTGCTAACGAGTTGGTTGGTGTTCAGCCTATGACTGGCCCTGTTGGTCAAATCCATACTCTGCGTGTACGCTATGCACAGAGCTTGCAAGACAACAGTGCTGCTGCTACTAGCGTATCAGCTGGTCAAGAAGCTTTGAGCCCATTCACAATTGCAACTGCATATTCCACAGTTCCTCAACTTACAGGTACAGCTACTGGCTATACTGGTAACAATACAGCAACAATGGAAGG